TTCTTCTTACGCTCAAGAATCTTGACCGTCTCTTCTTCACCGGGGAAGACAACAAAGTTGCGAGTGCCTTCGCCTGCACCACGGGATGCACGGTCTAAATACTTGATGCCGGGGACGCCTAATTCGCGAAGTGTTTCGCTGGTGTCTACTTGATAATTGTATGGGTCAAATAATTCCTTGCTATAACCTTGGTCGCGCATAATCATTTTATGCAACTCTTCGCCAGTGGTTGCGCTATGAACCTTTCCTGATTCACGCATAACGTCATCTACATATTTTTCCCAATTGGCATTATTTATGTAATCAACTGGGTCACCGCCAGTTTCATCTGCCCAATCGTAAGCCTCTTGCCTTAACCTCTCATCAGCAATTTTTTCCGCTTCTTTTGCGGACAAGCCAACTTCGTAGTCGGTGCCTTTAAGCAAGTCTTGAATAGCTGATTGTTGTTCAAGCGGCCTGTCCCAATCAAGCATCCGCGCTACTGATTCGTCAGGAATGTCTACGGTGTAAAAAACGCCTCGCTCAAAACTTTCTGGGTCGATTGCTTTGGCTCTCCCATGCTTCAAAGCATTTATAGCTTCTGTCGCAGCAGAAATACTATCCGGCAATTTCATTAATTGTTTGTTTTTGTATAAATTTTCAATGGCTTTTGCCTTGTCATAATTGCTGTTTCTGAGTGAGTTTTCAACAAATGTGTATGCTTTATTAGAAAGTGTTGGGTCAATTTGTATCCTTGGCAAAGGCATATCACCAAGTTTGTTTGCATATTCTTTGGCAACCTCCGGCGACTCAGCAAAGTACAGTCCATGCCCGTAAGCCTGAGCACCCTCCCCAGTTCCAATCTTTGAGGCGTCAAACTTCTCAAACCTGTGGGGAGTACCGTGGTAAGCGATTACAGGCATCCTCGGGTCAACGATGGCACCAGACTCCATCCCAGACTCTAGGAACTCTCTAGCGAGGTCACGCGCAGCCGGAGCGGCCTTCTTGACGCCAGACTTGACCGCACGATAAGCAGGCTTGGCTAGAACAGCAGCGGCGGGGATGGCAGTCAATGCGGCATCAATTGCTGCAGACGTTTCTGCGTCTTCAATGTTTCCCCTAAGATACTCAGCGCCGGCCTCTGCAAACGGCACGCCGATGCCAGCAGGCACATCAAGCATCATCGCCTGAATGTCTTTCGGATCTAGTTCTTGGCGCGAGCGGGTAAGGCCAGCCATTCCACGTCCGACGTTCTTGCCGATGCCGCCGGTTTTCATGTGGACATCACCACCATTACGGTACTCAGACTCTTCTGAAGTCAGCATGGGTGCAGTGATTCCTAGTGCGGCGAAGCCAGCAAGTAGGTCGCTCTCATCAATACGCGCCGGGTCAAAAGCAGCGAAACGGGAACGGATGTTCTCTGGCTTTAACACAATACTTACATCACTAACAGGATTAGCGTCATCCGCAATAGATGTCGGCACATCATTTAAGTTTTTAATTGTGATGCTGTCATATCCTAAATCTTTAGCCTGCTTTGCCAAAACATTAGTATTTGTATAAACCTTGTGGTAATTGCTTCTTAAAATATCTGCTCGTTGCTGGTCTGCCGTATACAGTCTACCGTTCAAGATTTTATCTTTAGTAACGGAGTTTAATTCTCTTTGTAACTTTTCAAAGGCCTCTGGTTCTGCAAATGGGTTTTTAATAAACTGCCAATTAGCCCCTTCCGCATCTACAACTAAAGGCTTTTGTGAACGCAAAACATCTTTTTGAACCGTTGGCGCTTCTTTAAGTTTTTTAACTTTTCCGCCAACATCTCCCTGTTGCGCCGCCCTTGCTTCATCCAAAGACTCAAACAGATACCTATCACCACCGCTCAGAACTTCATATTTAGATCCGGGATCGCGGACAGCATAAGCTGACGCCACGTCTGGACTAGAGGTATAAAAGGTGTTTTTGTTTCGGCCCGTGCCAAATTGATGGCCACGATATACAGGCTCTCCGTAACCCATAGCCTTTGCACGCTCCATCGGCGTGTTATCAGGGCGCAGACCTAGCCCGCCCTCGCTCACGGGCTTGGCTGCGTTCTTCTGCGCAATCCTAAGAGCTTCATCTTGTGGGGCGGCCGCCTGAGCCGCCTCCTTGATTGCCTTAACCGCCTTCCTAAACAAACCACCCTTGCTCATACGATATTCCGCCTCAAGGTCAATATATCCGCCTTTGGCATACCCTGCCTTTTGCATCTCGGTCAGAAGGTCTTCAGAGATGAACTGCTTAGGCCCATGCCCCCTAGTGATGTCCATGTAACCGGGCTTACGACCCTCAACTTCCCTCAGATTCTTCACGAAGTCCCGGAACATCAGTTCAATCGGGGCGGGCTGGAAGGCAACGCCAAGGTCCTCGCCAGTCAAGATTGACGGGAAGGCAGGATGCAAGTCCGGGCGCTCCAACGCTTCTCCAGAAAGCGTAAACAACCGCGGCCCCATGTGTCCTGTGGGAACATCCAGAAGCATCGGGTCAGTCGTCCGACGCATCACCCTCTCGAAGTCGATGATCTGGCCCTTCTTCCCGCCAAGACCTTCACCGGCAATCAGGTCAGCAGCAATAGCCCTACGCTCAAACGTGTTCGCCTGCTTCCTGAACTTGGGCGACATAATGTCAACGTCAGGGGCAAAGATGGGTTTGCCTTTTTTGGTGATTGCGCCACGCAGGGAATCATTGATGCGACCCCGAAGTTCATCCGACAGATTGCCTTCACGGGCAGAGGCTCGGAACTCATCCAGCAGCTTGTTGAAGACTTGCTGATTCGACCTGTGTTGTGTCGGAGATCCCACCATAGTGGTGAACACATGCTCACCCTCTGGTACTCGACGTGACGCATTCAGGATGGTCGTTGCCTTACCCGGAGCGGCCACACCCCACACTGCACCGACATCACGGTACGCAGGGTCTGTCAGTTGCAGGGATGAGAACCCGGGTCCACCCAGATAGCCTTGGCCAACTTTGGTCCGGTCAGACTCAGTGACCATCAGGGTCTTGCCCTCGACCTTGCCAAGAGCCTCTGAAGCCTTCTTCTCAGCGTTGACCGTCTTGATCGCTTCCTTTACAACCTCAGCGACCGACTTCAGGGTTCTGCTACTCGGCATAGGGATTCACCCGCTTAGGCTTGATCTCTAGGTAGTCATCATCGTAGTCGAGCGGGTCCGGGTCAATATCCAGAAAACCCATGTCCTTCATGAGTCTGACGGCTTGTGTACAGTTGTGAACCAAGATGCCGTCTGCATAGTAACAGTGCTCACCCTCCACCGTCAGGTCGTAGACATGACGCATGGTGTGGGTGTTGATAACTTGACTTACCAAGACGGTAGCGTGACTCGGCGTTCTGGCAATTTGGGCCGCAGAATCTTTTGCGGTCCGTTTTGCGCAAGCCTTCAACGCCGCACCAAATGCACCGGAAAGGCGTTTCGACATAAACTCTAGGCTTGCCCCAAGCTTTTGACAGAGATGTCTTGGCGTGCTGCCTATGCCACTCAATACCTTCAGGAGACCTGTGCCACTCAGCAGCCTGTGGCCTAATGCGCTCCAGTAAAGCAATCTGCTCTGGACTACGGCTTCGCTCTGATTGCTCCTGTCGATGCATCGCCCAGTGCTCGTCTTTTGATATGCAAGCCAGATTGCCGATGTCGTTGTTAGCTGTGTTGCCGTCGATGTGGTGGATATGCATTCCTTTGGGGATCGGCCCGTTGTGGTGAATCCACACATCTCGATGCAGGCGGTGGCCAGCCCTCGCAAAGTATCTACGGTGCGCAGCGTTGCTGCTCTCAGGGTATCGCCTGTACTTGCGACCATTGAAGACAACCATTTCCACAACAGCCCCTGCTGATTTGAATCCCATAATGCCTCCTTATTAAGGTAAACATTATGGACTCCTTGAATCAATGCATCAACTTTAATCCATCCTAATTGAGTCATTACTCGATGTTCCGCTGTCGCTAGCAGTCCATTCACTAACCACACCTCTTTCATGCCATTGTCGTGAACCGCAGTTACTCGACGCGGACCGGCCGGAGTCATCACCATATCCCCGACCACTACATCCTTAATGGCCTTGACTCCATCAGCCATACTTATTTGAGTCAACGAATCAACACATGAATCGACGTAATCATCGTGCTCTGAGTCCGGGAATGCACAGATCTGGCTGAGAAAACCCTCGCACCAGTCTCTGACAAAGCCCTTTCTGTTTTGTGACTCAGGCAACCAGACACGCCCTGCTGCGAATATCGCTGCTGCGATCTGCAGTCTCTGCATTTTGTCCGCCCTGCCCGGGTTATACGATCGGACAGGCAAGTGAGCCCTGCGGAGTTCCTGAATCAGACTGATGCCCGCGGCCTTGTCTTCAACCAGTATCAGGTCGGGCTTCTTCGCATCCTGGCCTTCACCATAAGACACCCTGAACTCATCGATAACCTTCGGCTTGAGGTCCGGGAACGACAGGTGCTCTGCCCAGCAGTCGATCAACAGGACAGACATCGGGCTATCCATGGGTTTGAAGACGCCCCATGTCGTACACGCTGTCGGGTCGTTGTGGGTCTTTTCACTGAACGCGCAGTCATAGGACTGGACGATGAACTCGAACTTCGGGAAGGGCTTCTCAGCCGGCCAGAGGCGGAACATGTCTCGAGAGACAACCTTGCCGTCCTCAAGGTCGATGATTTCGCCCAAGACTTCCTGATCGTAAAGCTTGGTCCCCTTGTACTGCTCGAGTTGCGCAGCGAACGACGGCGCAAGGTTCGACATGTTTTCATACGTCGATGCCCGGTCGACGATGGTGTCTTCCCGGTCTACTAGCTCAAGGATCAGGTCTTTAGGTCTGGGCGTGGTGGTGACGATGACTCGAGGTTGCTCACCCAGACGCAGGCCGAACATCATCATGTCCCATGCCTCACGCAGATATTGAAAAGCAGCTAATTCATCTACCCAGCAGTACCCGAACTGTGGGCCACGCAGACGTTCATACGAATCCCCTGATATGCCCCGGATACTCGAGCCGTTGACTAGCAGGATCTGATGGTCCTGCTTGTTGTAGTCCGTGATCAGTTCCTGGGGGATGACAGACAGCAGACCGGACTGTCCCTCGAAGCATGTGAACTTGACGTCGTTGCTGGTCGGGGCCAACACAAGGCAACGGGTGTTCGGTTCCTGCCATGCCCACCACCAGAGAGCCTCGGCAGCAGAGCGAGTTTTGCCAGCGCCGCGGCCGGCCAACATCATCCAGACCGTGTAGTCGATCTCGAGCGGCGGCGGGATTTGATATTTATGGGCAGACGCCAGCCACTTGAGTCTGGACTTAATCGCGATCTGGCTGTACTTGTCTAGCCGAGCGATCTTGTCTGCCAGTTCGATCATTATCAAAAAAGCTGTGCAGTTCGATCATTCTTGAATTGCGGGATGACAGATAACATCGGCCTGTCGTTTGACAGCGCCTTACTCCAACGGGTTTTCATACTAGTTGGTTGATCTGTCCTGCGGACTTTACCGTCTGTGTGTTTCCACTGACCACCGCCCGCTAAGCCCTCACAAACCCATCCAGACGCCTTTAGGCTTATGCCTGTCTCTTCGTCGGACAAGATGTAGATTTGGATACGTTCAAAACCCATCTCTCTTCCAGACCGTGCTGCCGCAGAATACAACATCGAACACACGTTCTTCGTGCCATCTGTGACTAACCGCGTTACTTCCAAGACCTTGCTTGGATGCCCGGCCAACCGAGCCACGGGACGTCCTACTACTGCAGCCCCATGCAACTCACCAACTTCATCCACCACACCGAGACTGAAACGATGCCCTACACATGGCTGATGATGACGATGCCATGCCGAAATAACCGCGTTAGCCTGTTCTAACTCAATCGGCACGACAAACAATTTCATTTCGACTGCTCTGGCTTCGGTAACTGCGCCTCGGCCTCTTCCTTGATTCGGATGGCCAGAGGAAACACCCCACTACCAGTCGGCAGGGCACTGAGACCAGCGAGGATCTGGTTGATCTCTTCGGGGCTGAACTTGAGGGTGATTTCCATGAATGGTTTCCAACGTACTCCTGATTCACAATGAATCAATTCTAATCACTACGAATCTTCATTTCGATGTTCTTGAGGATCTCTTTGAGTTCTTCCGTGGTGTCCGACTGCACAACAACAGGGTTTTCAGCGTCACCAGCGAGTGTAGTGCGGTCGCCGTACTTCTTGGGATTCCACTTGGCCAGCAGCTTGAGTCTGGTCTCGATCTGAAGCTTGCGGTGACCCAGCATGTCTTCAGTTCGAATGGTCGAGCCTTTATCGTCCATCGTGTGGACTTGGCCTAGCTTTACGTTGTCCGCGATCTCAAGCACTTCCTCGGCCATCTTGTCGTAGCCGATTTCTCGTGCGCGTGCGATGGCGGCGGAAAGTTCTTCGTCGCGCCCCATCCAATCGTAGACAGTGCGCCACTCGGGCATATGGTTATCACGGCATATCTGTCTCAGTGGTTCTCCCTCTGAGAGTCTTTGCACCATCTCTGCTGCTAGTTCTGGGGTGTATTTAGATGGGCGGCCACCACTGCCTTTTGGCGGGCCGGGTTTCTTCCTCGGCTTGGCATCAGTTTCAGGCATTACCCTTATTCCTGCGATTGGTTAGATGCGTTGTAGTGTAACGCATAGTTGTTCTGTTGCTTCAATCTCCGCAAAAGCAGGGAATGGTTTCGTCTGCGAACAGCGGCATCTGGTCGCGGGTGAAGTCCATCATCTGCTGATAGGTCGGTCGGTCTTTGCGGAACTGCGCGCCGTCAGGCTTCGATGCCAATGCCAATGCCTCCATCTCTGCCCACCAAACCGCACGTTCAGGTTTTTCCGCAATCAGGGAAACAATCTGATTGCCACCTTTGAGAAAGCACAGGTCGCAGTTGCCGTGCATGGTCACACCGTTCATGTTTGGCAGGCCAAGGTCAAAATCGTTTTCCCGCCAGAAGTCGCCAACCATCTCCTTAGAGATGCCGGCAGTGACCAGTGGCAACCGACTGCGGTCAAACCTAATGGCTCGCCTTTGTTCGTCTGCCCTGATACCAACCCAAGACACGTTCTCCAACTGGGAATATGTCATGCCGGAGAAAAGGCTTGTGCTTGCTAGATATTTTGATTGAGTGCGAATCTTTAGTTCTGCGGTGCAAAATCGCGTCACCGGGTTGGGTAGGTAATTGCGCTTTTTGATGAGTCCCTCAAATGGCTCGCCGTGCCGTGATGCCGACTCAAAATCCACAACAGCGAACCCTGCGTCATTGTCGCGCCATTCCAGCCAAGTAATCGGCACGTTCCACCGCTCTGAACAGTACTGCACGAACCGCAGCGTTGCTTCCTCCTCTTTGCCGGTGTTGGCAAAGCAGACCACCGCGTCTGGCGGCAGGCCATCGTTGCTTTGGACAACGCGCCACAACATGTACGCGCTAGTGCGTCCACCGCTGAAACTGATGCAAGTCGGCTCGGTGATTTTGAATGGATTATTTATCAAGATCTTTCTATCCGGCCTTGGGTCTTCAACAGGTGAGAGAGCAGCATGGTGGGGATCTCTCGGCGGGTCTGCGCCGATAGAACATGCCGCCCTCTCATCTCTTGGTCCCGGCTGTTGCCGCCGCCGGGGCGCGGGTGACTCAAAAACAGATTCCGTATGCGTCACAGCACAATGTCTTCGGCTGCTTGTCGGGTCCGGTCCAAGTGATACAGGTCAGACCGTTTGCCTGTACGGCGGCCGGGATCAACAACAGGATCAAAAGCTTCTTCATGTGTTCGGCTCCATCGAATCGTTTTCGAATCGTTAGAGAAACCAGATCAGGACCATGATTGTGGTGATTCCGACGGTGCCGAGCACCTTCTCCAGCAGTGACTCGTCATCATTCATTCTATCAGGCTCCATGGTATTGCTCTAGCCATAAGGAGAGGTTTTGGGCTTCGGTCTGAATCTTGTTGACCGTCACCCTCGCCTCTACATACTTCTTTTCGTTGCACTGATCATGCGCCACCTTCTCAAGACGCACGATGCGTTGAAGGTAAGTTGAGAAGTCTCTGAATTCGGTCATGCTGCTTCCTTGGCGGCGTGCTCCAACAGCATCTTGATCACGCGGTTCCGCTCGTCTTTGGTGAGATAGACATTACAAGCCGCTGTCAGGATGCTTACGGCCATTGAGTTGCCGTGCAACGGATTAACCTTCTCTACGGCTTTTATCGCTTCAAATAAGGTCATCTTGATTCCCTCGGATGGTGAGAGTCTTGAGAGCGTCGTTGACACCGTCAACCAACTCTTTGACAGTGCTCTCGACTTCCTCGACGGTGACGCGGTAGCGCTTTCCATTGACGTCGGTGACCTCGAGCGTCTTCTTGGTGCCATTCAGGGCGCCAGACTTATCAAGGTCATAACGCGGGCGGTCGACGTTGAACAGCAGCCCTTGAGCGTCGTGGGGCTTAATGTAGTTGTGGATCAGGTGCGCAATGTAGTCGCAGTAGGCAAGCATGTCAGTTCCTTTCGCTTTCTTTATAACCGGTCATCAGTGACCGTGATGCAACTATAAGTTAAACGATTCAGCATGTCAACAACTATTTGAATCGACATGTAGTCATGCCTGCTCTATCAGAACCCGTTTGAATCGCGCCTCTTTGAGTTCCATTTCCCAGGCCCAGTCGGCCAGCTCTATCCCGGGCTCTTTCTGCTCCGGTGTGAGCCAGATCATGAAGCTCGACGTCCCTGCCACCAGAGGCGCCGTTCGCGCCTCTTGCAAACTGTCGGAATAAACGACGTACCCGCGGTAACGCAGGTGTGTGACGAACATGATCAGTCCAACCACTCGGTCACGTCAAAGATCTGGTTGAGTTCTTCCAGATCGTCGTCGGTCAGGGCTTGGCCATCAGCAAACTTAGCTGAGCTGAAGTAGGGATCGTAGAGTCGGCCACTAGTCCAGTTGAGGACACCACCAACTTGCACCGTCTTAGCGTTGATCTTGCGTCCGTTGAGTTCCATGATATTTTCCTTAGAACGGGCCACAAAGGGCTGCAGGGGCGTTGAGTTCATCTGCTTCAACGGCCGCGTATGCAGCCTGCTTCACGCGATCGTGGCACTCGTCAAAGTCCGGCGCGTCGATGATGGTCTGGAGTGCATTCCAGAATTCCCATGTCGGGCCAAGATCGTTCCAAAGATACTCAACGACGATGTCGTGTGCGTGTGCGGTTCTCGGTGTCATGTCTGTCTCGCTTTCAATGTATCCGGTCTCTAGTGACCGTATGGAAAGTATCGGTTAAACAAACAGGAGTGTCAACAACTATCTGAAAAAAAGTAGAGGCCCCGAAGGGCCCCGCTACATTCAGTCAAGATTCTTGGCAACAAGCAGTCCGCTTTCAATTGCCTGCTCAATCCATGCGCTGGTTCCAACCACATTCCAGACCCATGTCCCGCGATCTCTGCCACTAGAAAGTTGTCCAGAGCAAAAACAAATGGCCTCCACTCCAAACTGCTCGGGGGTCAAAGGCGTATCGCGGCGACCAGCACCAGTGTGCATACTCCACTCGGTCTGGGGTGCCTGCTTGCCACCAATGGTAAAAAACTTCCCGTCGTGGAAGGGATGGCCTTCGCAATAAGTCACCAGGCCCGTCTCGCCAAGAAGATTGCCCT